TAAATAGGAGATACAAAATGGACTTAAACGCAATTCGCAAACGTCTCGGTCAATTACAGACCACAAACAATCGCACATCAAGTTTATGGAAACCACAACCAGGTAAAACCCAAATTCGTGTAGTGCCTTATGAATTTAATAAAGACAATCCTTTTATTGAATTATTCTTCCACTATAATCTGAACAATCGTTCTTATTTATCACCAATCAGTTTTGGTCGTCCAGACCCAATTGAAGAGTTCGCACAAAAACTCAAAGCAAGTGGTAATAAAGAAGATTATCAATTATCTAAGAAATTGGAAGCAAAGATGAGAACCTTTGCACCAGTTATCGTTAGAGGTGAAGAATCACAAGGTGTTAGATTTTGGGGATTTGGTAAAACCGTTTACCAAGAACTTCTTTCAATCATCGCAGACCCAGATTACGGGGACATTACAGACCCAGTTAATGGTCGTGATGTAGTTGTTGAATTTATTTCAGCAGAGGAAAGTGGTGCGAGTTTCCCTACAACAAAGATTAGAGTAAAACCTAATCAAACACCTATTTCAGATGACCCAACTATACTTGAAAAAGTAAAGTCATCTCAAAAGGACATTCGTGACATCTATCAAGAACAATCTTATGATGACTTGACTAATGTATTGAATGAATGGTTAAACCCAAGTGAAGATTCTTCAACAGAATCAACACCACAACAAGCAACTGAAACTTCTACTATGGAACAAAACAAAGTAAAAGATACATCAGAAGCTTTTGACGAACTATTCAATTCATAAATTAGGAGACTACTATGTCAGTAAATGATGTATTGGCTAATACATTAGCCGAATCTTTGAATAAAAAATTCAAAGACACGAACAAAGTAGCATATTTCTTAGACGGAAGCGATGCCACACCAACAGATATTAAGGACTTCATCTCAACAGGTAGTTCTACATTGGACTTGGCTATATCTAATAGACCAAATGGTGGTATCGCAGTCGGTCGTATAACAGAAATTAATGGTTTAGAAAGTAGTGGTAAATCATTACTCGGAGCTCACATACTTGCAGAAACTCAAAAGAAAGGTGGAGTAGCAGTTTATATTGATACTGAAACTTCAGTCAGTCAAGAGTTTATGGAAGTAATCGGTTTAGACCTGAATAAAATGTTATACTTACATTTAGAAACCGTAGAAGAAATATTCGAAGCTATCGAAGAAATCGTAACCAAAGTTAGAGAATCAGATAAAGATAGATGTGTTACAATCTTGGTTGATTCATTAGCAGCAGCTTCAACAAAAGTTGAAATGGATGCCGACTTCGATAAAGACGGATACGCTACATCAAAAGCAATTATCATATCAAAAGCAATGAGAAAAATCACTCAACTTATCGGTAGAGAAAGTGTTGCATTGGTATTTACTAATCAATTAAGACAAAAACTCGGAGTAATGTTTGGAGACCCTTGGACAACATCAGGTGGAAAAGCATTACCATTTCACGCTTCAACTCGTATTAGATTAAAAAATATGGGACAAATCAAAGATACAGGTAAAAATGTATTGGGTATGAAGTGTAGAGCTCAGATTGTCAAAAATAGATTAGGGCCACCACTACGACACGCAGACTACGATATGTATTTTGATAGAGGTATCGACAATTATGGTGGTTGGTTAAGTGTAATGAAAGAACACAAACTTGTAAAGGTGGGAGGTTCTTGGTATACACTTGAAGACCACAACGGAGAAGAAATTAAATTCCAATCAAAAGATTGGGAAGAAATCATCTCAACAAATGATGAACTAAGAGAATATGTATATCAGTTGATTTGTGAAAAATCCATACTGCAATATAAAGAGAAACGAGGCATTGATGATGTTGAGTTCACGGACGAGGTAATTGGTGACTAACCAAAGACATTTGTCTATCTTAGATGAAATCAAAAAATCTGGCGGCGATTTAGGTATTGGTAAACCTAATGACTCGGTTATGTTGATTGACGGCATGAATTTATTCATACGAGTATTTTCAGCCATACCAACTACCAATGAGGACGGGATTCACATTGGTGGAATAGTTGGTTTTTTAAGGTCATTAGCGTTCAATATAAATATGATTAGACCTACTCGAACTATCATAGTGTTTGATGGTAAAGGTGGGTCTAACCGCCGTAGAAAGATATTCCCAGAATATAAAATGGGACGAAAGATGTCGTATCGTTTAAATCGTGCTCACGACTTTTTAACAAGAGAAGAAGAGCAAAAAATGATGATACGACAACTTAATCGTGTGGTGGAATACTTAGAGTGTTTACCACTATCGATTATGAATATGGAAAATTGTGAGGCAGATGATGTGATTGGTTATTTGTCTAAACATATTTACAAACAAAATAAAACTACAATCGTTTCAACAGATAAAGACTTTCTGCAATTGGTTGACGAAACCACAAGGGTGTATTCACCTACCAAGAAAAAAATGTATGACGAAACCAAAGTATTTGACGAGTACGGAATACACCCAAAGAATTTTTTATTATTTAGAATGTTTGACGGAGACAAGTCAGACGGAATACCAGGAGTAAATGGTATTGGAAAGAAAACTCTAATCAAGTTATTTCCATTTATGGAAACAGAAGAAAAGTATTCATTGGACGATATATACAGAAGTGCAGAAACACAAAAGAATCCTTTGTGTGAACGAGTATTACAATCAAAAGACTTATTAAATTTAAACAAACAACTAATGGACTTGGAAGACGGAATCATTTCAGGACAACAAAAATTAAAAATAAAAGAAATAGTAGAACGACCAATACAACGACTAATCAAACATAGATTTCAGAAGATGTTCTTAGAGGACAAAATGTATCAAGCATTACCAAATCTAAATAGTTGGTTAGCAACTACATTTAACAAAATGAACCACATAGCAGAGGAGACGCATGAATAGACAATTAATTCACGGAGATAGTGCTAAAGAATTAAAAAAGTTTGATGATAATTCAGTAGATTTATTATGCACAGACCCGCCCTACGGTTATGGATTTATGGGTAGAGATTGGGATAAGGTTTTACCAGACATTAAAATATTTGAAGAGTGTTTCAGAGTATTGAAACCAGGTGCATTAGCATTTGTGATGTCGGCACCAAGAAGTGATGTTCAGTATCGTATGGCAGAAATGTTAGAAAAGGTTGGATTTAGAATTGACTACACACCAATCTATTGGACTTACGCAAGTGGGTTTCCAAAAGCAATGAATATGGGTAAGATGTTGGATAAAGTTGGTAGAGATAAAAAAGAACTTGATGGAAGTTATGCAGGATTTCAACCAAAACCAGCAGTTGAAGTCGTGATTGTCGCAATGAAACCATTAGATAAAAAAGGTTATTTAGAACAAGCAGAAGATAATGGAAAAGGTGTAACTTGGTTAGATGATTGTAGAATACCATTTGAGGAAGGTTATGTAGAACCAGAAAATCAAACTATGCCAGACCTACGAGATGTTGGTAAAAAATCAAAAGAAGCAATCGGTATCGATAAACTATCTTATGGACAAGTTCAGAATGCAAAAAGAAAACCATATAAATCAGATTATCAAAAGTATGTAGAAAAACAAAAATCATTTAAAGGTTCTGAAACAATTGGAACTACTATTAAAGGTAATGAACATTTTTTAGGTGGAGACATTAAACAACTTGACCCTTCAGAAAACTTCGTTGATGAAAGTGCAGGAAGATTTCCAGCCAATATGTTGGTAAGTGATAAAGTATTAGATGATTATTCAAGATACTTTAGTTTAGATGAGTGGTTTAGTAAAAACCTTAAATCATTACCAGAACCAGTCCAACAAACATTTCCATTTATGATTGTTCCAAAAGCAAGTCGTAGTGAAAAAGATAATGGATTAGATAGAAATATACACCCAACGGTAAAACCATTGACATTGATGAATTATTTAGTGGTGTTGGGTAGTAGAAAAGGTGATGTAGTGTTGGAACCATTTGCAGGAAGTGGAACTACGGCATTGGCTTGTGTATCACAAGAAAGAGATTACATCGCAATAGAACGAGAAGAAGAATATTACGAGATAGCAAAAGCTCGTTTAGATAAAGTAGAACAACCATTAAAAATGTGGGAAAAATTTAGTGGGTAGAAAACGAAAATATCATACTGAAAAAGAAAGACGAGAAGCTCAAAGAAAGTGGCAAATGGAACACTATCAACGCAACAAAGAAGAAATAAAAGAGAAAGCTCGTCAACGATATCGTCAAAAGAAGAAAAATGAATTATATGAAAAAAAAGCATCATCTTTGTATGGAGAACTTGATATTTAATATTAAAGGTTATGAGTAAAAACGAATCACTAATACAATACGGAACATCTTTCCAATCAAAAATCATCGCATCATTGTTGTTAAACAATAAGTTTATCAAAACCGTGTATGATATATTGGAAACAAGTTATTTTGATGCCGATAGTAATAAATTTCTAATCAAAGAAATCAAAAAGTATTTCGACCACTACAAAATCCCACCAACAATGGAAGCTCTAAAAGTTATCATTGATGACTTGGATAACGATACATTAAAAACATCAGTAGTGGATTCATTAAGAAATGCTTGGAACCATAGAGAATCACCAGACTTACAATTCGTTCAGGAAAAAACCATAGAGTTTTGTCGTAATCAAATTATTAAAGCAGCAATTATGGAATCAGTAGAATTACTGGATACTCAACAATATGATAAAATCAAGGGTGTGATTGATACTGCGATGACCGCTGGTATCGAAAGAGATATCGGACACGAATACATCACAGGATTGGAAGAACGACTAACACAACAATCAAGAAAATGTGTTCCGACGAAATGGGATAGTGTTAATGAATTAATGGACGGAGGATTAGCCGGTGGAGAGTTAGGTGTAATTGTAGCACCAGCAGGTATTGGTAAATCTTGGACACTACAAGCAATCGGAGCAGACGCAGTTCGTCAAGGTAAAACCGTAATACATTATACATTAGAATTAAATGCACAATATGTTGGATTAAGATATGATACGATTGTATCAGGACAACCAACAGCAAATTTACAATATCATAAAGAAGAAGTATTAAAGAAAATCAATCAATTAAAAGGTGAGTTGGTAATTAAATATTATCCAACAAGAACTGCTTCAATCAATACAATCACGGCACACTTACAACAATGTGAACTACAAGGTATAAAACCAGATATGGTATTGGTTGACTATGCAGATATTATGAAGTCTACACAGAACTTTAGTGAAAAAAGACACGCAATAGGATTAATATATGAAGAATTAAGAGGAGTCGCAGGAGAGTTTGATATTCCGATATGGACAGCTTCACAAGCCAATCGTTCATCTTTGGAAGAAGATGTGATTGGAGCAGATAAAGTATCGGAAGACTATTCAAAAGTGATGACTGCGGATTTCGTGATGAGTATGAGTAGAAAAGTCGAAGACAAGATAGCAAATACTGGTCGATTTCACGTGATTAAAAATAGATTTGGGCCTGACGGATTAACCTTTCCGGCAACCATTAACACCAACACCGGTTACATAATGATATATGAAACCAACACACAAGAAGGTAGAAGTACACAAGGTAAAATGAATAATTCTGAAGAATATTTAAGAAAGACATTAGCTCAAAAAAAGAAAGATTTTGACGCTGGTGGGTTTGAATAAAACTTCTAAAAAAAAGTTTATAGAACTTCAAAGAATTTAAAAAATCGTTGAATTAAACCTATATATATAATAGTTATTATCGTGAGAAAAATAAAGAGAATAAAGGACAAATAAAATGTTTAAGTTATCAGAAAACTTCATCAGTAAGTACAAAAGAAAAAAAGCACCATTCGGTTTCAACGGATTAGGTGAATTAGTTTATATGCGAACATACTCAAGAATTAAACCAGACGGAAAAAACGAAAGATGGTGGGAAACCGTACAAAGAGTAGTTGAGGGAACTTACTCAATGCAAATGAATCACATTGAGGGTCATCAATTAGGTTGGAATCCTTGGCAAGCACAAAAATCTGCACAAGAAATGTATGATAGAATTTTCAATATGAAGTTTTTACCACCAGGTCGTGGTTTATGGGCGATGGGAACAGCAATCACAGAAGAAAAAGGATTGTATGCCGCACTAAATAATTGTGCATTTGTATCCACGAAAACAATTAAAGACGATTACGCCAAACCATTTTGTTTCTTAATGGACGCATCAATGTTAGGTGTTGGTGTAGGATTTGACACTAAAGGAGCGGGGGAAATTATCGTTAAAGGTGTTGAAATCAAAAGAGATGCTCAACAATATCAAATACCAGACACTCGTGAAGGTTGGGTAGAAAGTTTAAAACTACTATTAGAAAGTTATTTCCACGGACAAGCACCTATGGAGTTTGATTATTCATTAATTAGACCAGCAGGTGCACCAATCAAAGGTTTTGGTGGAGTATCATCAGGACACGAACCATTGGAAGAAGTCCACGAACAAATCAGACAAGTATTAGAGGGTAATACAGGACAACCAATCACAATCACAACAATCGTAGACATAATGAATTTAATCGGTAAATGTGTTGTAGCAGGTAATGTAAGAAGAACTGCTGAGATTGTATTCGGAGACCCACATAATGAAGAATACTTAGACTTAAAGAATTATAAAGTAAATCCACACAGAGACCAATTCGGTTGGACATCAAACAATTCAGTATTTGCAGAACTCGGTATGGATTATACAGAAATCGCAAAAAGAATCGTAGATAATGGAGAACCAGGATTGGCCTGGTTAGACAATATGAGACATTATTCTCGTATGAAAAACGGAGGAGATAACAAAGACCACAGAGTAATGGGTGGTAATCCTTGTTTGGAACAATCATTAGAATCATATGAATTATGTTGTTTAGTGGAAACATTTCCAGACAATCACGATGATTTAGAAGATTACAAAAAGACTTTAAAATATGCATATCTATATGCAAAAACCGTTACACTCGGTAGAACCCATTGGGCAGATACCAATAGAGTTATGTTGAGAAACAGAAGAATCGGTTGTAGTGTAAGTGGTGTCGCACAATTCATAACTAATCGTGGATTAGATGAATTTAGAAATTGGTTAGAAGGTGGATACGATACAATACAGAATTGGGATAAAGTTTATTCAGATTGGTTTGCAATTCCAAGAAGTATCAAAACCACATCAGTAAAACCAAGTGGAACCGTGTCATTATTGGCAGGAGCAACACCAGGTCTACATTATCCAGAAAGTCGTTTTTACATCAGAAGAATAAGGTTATCGATTAACTCAGAATTAATCGAACCATTGAAAAAAGCAGGTTATAAAATAGAACCAGCATTTGGTTCAGAAGAATCAACATTAGTTGTTGAGGTGCCAGTTGATGTCGGTGAAGGAATAAGAACTGCAGCAGAATTATCCATTTGGGAACAATTCAGTTTAGCGGCATTCCTACAAAGACATTGGGCAGACAATCAGGTCAGTTGTACTGTGACATTTGACCCAGAAAAAGAAGGAACAGAAATACCTAATGTATTGAATTATTTTCAATACCATTTGAAAGGAATAAGTTTATTACCAAGACACGATTACGGAGCATATCCACAGATGCCATATGAGGCAATTGATGAAAAGGAATACAACAAACAACTTAAAAAATTAGGTAAATTAACATTTGGAGTAATTCACAATGAAGAAGCAGAAATAGATAAATTCTGCAACAACGATAGTTGTGAAATTCCAGGTGAGGACATTAAATAGTTTCCCGCTGGCAGAAGACACACCAGGATAAAAATGTGTCATCACAGTAACAAACAAGGAGAAACGATTATGAATATTCGTAATCTTATGGTATCATTTCTACTTATGACTGGATTGTTCGCACAATCTATTCACGGAGTAGTTCTTGATACTGACTCAAAACCACTTGAAGGTGCTAATGTCGTTGTGGTTGGAACAACATACGGAGCAGTTTCTAACGAAACAGGTATCGCTCACATTGATATTCCAGCAGGTACATACGATGTAACAGCTTCTTTCATAGGTTATTCATCAGTAACAAAATCAATTGTTGTTGGTGAGAAAATGGCTACATTAGAATTTGTTTTAGAACAAGACTTTGTAGCACTTTCAGATGTTGAAGTATTAGCTTCAAGAGCATCTGAAAAAACACCAGTTGCTTTCACTAATGTAACAAAAGAAGAATTTGAAACTCGTCTTGGTTCACAAGATATTCCAATGATTCTTAACACTACACCAAGTGTATATGCAACACAACAAGGTGGTGGTGCGGGTGA